GTTTGATATTACATGATTATCTATTATCCTTGTCAACGCATGGTCTGACGCTTTCAGCGTTACACCCTGTTTATGACCTATTATTTTATCGCATATATCACAAATATTTACTTTCATTTTGCATCCCTCTCTTTTTAATACAATAGTATTTCATCGTCCTCTTCACGAACATCAACATCATATAAAATCTGTTCGTCAAATTCGTTTGAAATAATAACATGATAATCTTCGCAACCATCACGGATTAACTGTTCTAATCTGTCATATAATTTTTGTACCGTCATATTTCTCTCACCTTTCCTTGTAATATACTGCTTACAGTTGTTCGTATTGTTCCATACGCTCTACAACCTTACCATTTAACAGCCTCGTTAAATCGCTTTTTTTGTTCTGCCGAAGACAGTTGGGTATATATTTGCGTAGTATCAATACTGCCATGTCCCAATAAATCTTTTAATAACGACATATCCACACCGTTATTAAGGGATTGTATCGCGAAGAAATGCCGGAATGCATGCGCGTGCATTACATCTTCTCGTATATCATATTTTTTAGCAAAATCCTTTAATAGTGAATTAACACCTCCTGTGGTCATATGCTGTCCTTTTTTTTGCCCCGGAAACAACCACCGTCCTTGCACGCCTGCAAAATATTCCTTGCTTTCCTCGATCAGTCTATCCGGTATTAATATCCGTCGGCTATGACACTTCGTATCTAAGTCTATGTAGCCGTCCTCTAAATTTTTTTTCTCAAACCGCACAAATTCACTGACTCTTGCGCCCGTTTGTCCTAAAAAGCGGATCATCCAATACCCTTTCATCTTGTTGTCTGCTTTTAGGCACTTTAATAATTTGTAATACTCTTCCTCGGATATAACATTGTCAACAAACGACTTCTTTTGAACGGGCAATTTATTCACATTCAGTTTTATGCCTTTGAATTTGGCAAATGCTATTAAGCCTGATAATCGTAAATTTATCGTTTTAGGTGTTTTTTTCTCACTTTTCAATAACTGTATCCATTCTTCGACATGCTTGTCATCCAAACAGTCATAGCGAGAGAAAAAATCACTCACGGAGAATACATAGGAATATGTTGTATTGTGTGACCTTCTTTGTTGGGCTAAATATTCCTCAAACTCGGGCATATCTTTGTTTTTTAAGCGTTCGATTTCATCAGTCTGTATATTAGTGTTTAATATACTTGTTGACTGTGAAATATTGTTGTTCTGCTGATTCGAAGTATTAATAATATTTATAACTACATTGCCGCCTTGAGAGCCTTGGGGAAATGCCTGCATTATTTTATTTAATATTTCTACTTCATTCATTTATCCACACTCACCCTTTCCTATACTTATCCTAAATATCGATTATGCTCGACTGCAAGTTTATCTGTATCTATACACAAATATACTTTCGTTGTTTCAATGTTTTCATGTCCGAGCAGTGCTTGTATCTGCTCTATCGGCATACCTTTTTTCAGTGCATTACACGCCATAGTTCTACGAAATCTATGCGGATGACAATTTGTTACACCAGCTTTTTCACCGATATTTCTTATATTCGTTTCTACACCGCCCACATTTAATCTTTGAAACGGTTTTTTAATCGAGCAAAACAGATATTCGCAATTATCTTTTCGATAATCTATGTATTCGGACAGTCTTAATATTGACCTATCATTAAAAAAGACTTTTCTTTCCTTATTACCCTTACCATGTACAATACACTCACCTTTACGAAAATCAACATCTTCAATTTTTATTGAGCTTATCTCACCTACTCTGCAGCCTGTTGATAAAAAACACTCTATCATAGCTACATTCCTGCATCTTGCCAGCTCATTTTTATCATTTCGACATACATCAAGTATTTTTTCAAGTTCAATCGGCGAGAATGGCTTTTTCACAACTTTTTCTTGCCTTACAACGTCTATATTTAACATAGGGTCTTTAACAATGTAATCATCATTCACCAAGAACTTGAAAAACGAGCATAAAACACGTCTAATGTTATTCAAAGTTGTATTGCTTCTGCCATCTCTCTTTTTGCAAGCCAACAAATACCGAATATCATCAGCCGTAATCCTGTCTAATGGCTTATTTATTCTTATCATTGCATCATCTATAACGCATTTATAGTATTTTAGGCTCTTGTCGGATAAGCCTTTTACTTTCTTCGTGACAAAGAACATTTGGTATCCCTTGCTCAAGTCATCATATACCGCAATAGCTTTTTCTTTAGGTGATACTGTGTAATTGTTCAAAGCCATAACAAGTATGTCCTTAAACTGTCGTATATCCGTTATAATTCCACAATCCATGCACTGAATTGCTACCTCATTTGCAATTCTATCTATCATTTATGTACCTCTTTCATCATACACAATGTGCGATATTTCAGTAATTCCACTAAATCCGTAAGACTTTTTCGGCATGCTCCTCTTGTGCGGGATAAATATAATGCTTGCTTAACTTTCGGTTCTGGAGCATTGTCACCCCATTGACCATCACCAATCATAGCTCTAACTTTATCAGCATTTTCAGTCAGATATTTGTTATATACTTTACCTCTTACCGCTTTTTCAGATTTTCCGATACGCTTTGCTATCAGCGAATATGAATCACCATTTTTTATACCTTTTATAATAGTGCGATACATATCATCAGTCCATGGATTTCCGCCGGTATCAGCTTTTATCGGACGGTCACGAATGCCCAGATCCGTACATCTGCGTTGTATTGCTCCTTCACTTCTATGAAGTATATCGGCGACTTCCGCATACCCATATTTCTGTTGTTTTAATAAATATCGCAATTTATCATCTTCATATGGTGTCCATTGGTCTTTTCTTTGTAGTGCGTTTGACTTATAGTCTTTCTTACGTTGTTCATTCACCCATTCAGGTTCTTTACCTAAAGCCAACGGCTCCATCTTTGAAAAATCTAAAAATGAACGATTTTTTTCAGCCCATTTCCAAAACTCATCTAAATAGATAATTTTAAAAGTATTATTTATAACTTTCTTATTATGAACAGGCATACCTCTGTTTTCTATCCATGACTTCTTGTAATATGAAGAAA